GGGGCAGGACCCGGGCGAAGGCCAAGTCTGAAGTCATTGCGGATGAGATCGAGAAGGAACACGGTCGCATCCTGACCAACCGGCAGAAGGAGTTCGCCCGGCTCATCGTCGAGGGCAGATACTCTAACACCGAGTGCGCCCGCCGAGCGGGCTACGCCATCCCGGAGAACCACGCTGCGGTGCTGCTCAACGGCAGGAACTATCCTCACGTGGTCGAGTATGTCCAAGAGCTGCGCGCCGAGCGAGAGCGGCTCTACGGTGTGACGCTGGTCGGCCAGCTGCAACGGTTCCATGAGCTGTCGAGGAGCGCCGAGGAGGCAGGTCAGTTCTCGGCTGCGGTGAACGCTGAGAAGATCAGGTCTGCGCTGGGTGGGTTGACCATCGACCGGCGAGAGAACATCAACACGCTGGACCAGCTGTCTCGGGATGAGATCGTCGCCCGCTTGGCTGCCTTGCAGAAACAGTACCCCGGCCTGACCATCGACGGGAGCATGAAGGACGTCACCAATGGCAGGGCCAGAAGCAAACCTGTGGCAGCGATTCAGGGCAAACCAACCGCCGAAGACGTTCTTGACACGGATCGAGAATAAGCACGGCGGCGGCATCCCCGACGTGTTCCTGACCCTCGAAGGGATGCCCCTCTGGGTCGAGTTAAAGATTACCAAGGCAGATCGTGTGGTACTTTCGCCACACCAAGTTGCGTGGCATACAGCCTACAATGCGCACGGTGGCCTGAGTTTTTTCTTGGTATCAGACCCCCGGTCCAAGAACCTAGGTCTTATCAATGGGTTACGCGCGGTCGAGTTGCACCGTGGAACTTGGGCTCCGCTTGCGTGTGGCATTTATGCCACGATGGCCGAGGTCTGGGTTGCAATTATGCAACAGTCCGTCGACCACTACAAGAGCCTTGCGGCCTTGCGTCCTCGTGCCCTGACATAGGGCCGAGCCTTGCGGCCTTGCGTCCTCGTGCCCAGCCTTGCGGCCTTGCGTCCTCGTGCCGTGGATCGAGGGCGACGGGCGCAGGGAAAAGGCCCCCGACCCGAAGGCCGGGGGCAAGTAAGCCGCACCCGGAGACAGCACAGGTGCGGCGCGGCAACTAGTGCACCACGATGGCCCCTTGCGGCCACCCTTCGGCAAGATAGCGTGATGGTATGATGGCCGATATCGTGGGGCCCTCTGTAAAGTAGACGGTCACCATGCTGTCGGGTTTTTTGTCCGCTAGAACCCTTGCGCCGTGCCACTTGTGGACCGGTTGCAGGGTTGAAGGTGCGTTGATCCAGTGTCTTTGCATTTGCATTCCCTAGTGCTCCACGATTGCGATGGACTTTGCGAGGGTGCCGCCCTTGCAAAGCTTGCATGCCGTGCATTGCACGCGCCGCCCTGCTTCCTTGGATGCCGGGCAAAGGGCCTCGTGCGCCCGGTCTAGTTGGCCTAGGTCCGCGATCACCCGGAACGTGCGTCGCCCGGCCTGCCAATGCGCGACCGCTTGCGCGTGATCATCGGCGGATTGCATGGCGATGTCGGGACGCCAGCCGGACTGGTGCGAGTATGCGGTCCACGTGCTGGCCTCTGCGAGTAGTTCGTCCCATACATGCGACGGAACCGCGCCCGGATCGCCATAAGTTCCGACGCGCACGAAACGCCCGCGCCCCATGTCGCGCGCGGGCGCGTGCTGGTACACGCCCCGCTTGTATGCGCGCCAAACGATAAGCACGCCCTGCCCGAGGTTCACGTAGCAGCGGCGCTTCTTGGCCTGCTTTCGCTTCGGGTCTGTTGTGGGCGTGCCACGCATGACGCAATCGCCACAGATAGAACGGTCCGCGCCCGTCTTGCTGGCCTCGAGCGGGTTGATATCCTCGCAAATGATATAGGTTTGGAGCACGCGCCCCGTCTTACCGTTGCGGTTCGAGTACGTTGCGACGACGACGATAGGCGCGCCGTCGATTAGCGACGGCCCCCGATAGATGATTCCTGCGGTTTGCTGTTTCATTGCCGTTCCTCTTCTTAGTTAATGACCCTGCATAGCATGGCCACAAGTAAAGCACAAGCGGAAAACAACCCATGCCTTGCGGCCTTGCGGCCGCCCGGCCCCTTGCGCCAAGGCCGAAGGCCTTGCGGCCTTGCGGCCGCGCGCGCCCCTTTACGAGGAAGAGTGCGAGCGGAGCGAGCTCCGAGTCCACCGACCCAAGGCCGAAGGCCGTGGGTCAGATCGCGTGCGAGCGAAGCGAGCGCCGCATCACTTGGCTTGGCTGGGTGGGGCGGCCCGTGTGGACCGCCCCGGCTGCGCTACTCTTCTTGTGCGCCCTCTACATAAAACTCATCCCGGTCGAGGCCCTGTTGTTCTACGTCGTAGAAAAACGCCTCTCCCCATGACACCGGATCAAACCAGCTAAAGTCGCGGTTCCATATCTGATCCCTGAGTGATTCCATTGCATCTTCGGGGTCGTTCGCGTCTACATAGACGTCGTTGGCGTAGGTGATGGTTCGCACGACTGTGACGCGGAACGTTTTCTTGTCGGCCATGCTGTCCTCCTTGTGGTTGGTGGGGCGGCCCGTGTGGACCGCCCCGGTTTAGTTACTTGAGCTCGGCTGGTGTGGGCAGCGGCGTCGTGATGCCGTATGCCTCTAGCCACTCGGGCTCGGCTGCTACGAGCCGCGCGTATTGCGTGACCTCGCGCTTGTAGGTGTCGCCATACTCGAACGACCCCCACGTGTGCGGCGACCGTGCTGCTACCATCCAGCGCGCGTAGCTATCCTTCGCCTCCGACGCTGGCGTCTTATACGTCTTCAGGATGCGCCACTCCCAATCTCCTGCGCGATACACCGCGTAAGGCTTCTCGAGCGAGCGCGATTTGCTGAAACGGTTAGGCATGTGCTGTCTCCTTCGGTTGTTGTGGGGCGCCATTGCTGACGCCCCGGGTTGTCAGGCTGGCTACCACCAGCTGGTGTAGAACACCGACTCACCGTTGCTGAGGGCTCTTCGAGCGCACTCGATGAAGTCGATGTCGTCGAGCATGTCTTCGGGGCTCGACTCACCGAAGAAGGAGCCCTCGGTCTCTGGCAGTTCCCGATTGAGCACGTCGCGCTCCAGCCGGCCGAGGTCGGCCTCGGTGAGCATGACGTTGACGCAGTTGAAGCTCTCGGCCTCCCCGCCCTTCTCGCGGTAGAGCTTCTCCATCCAACCGTGCAGGTTGGGATGCTTGCGCCAGTAGGAGATCTCGACGCACTCCTCCAGCCGGGCGTCGAAGTCCACTTCCTTCTCCGGCTTCTTCTTCATCGCGAAGGCATACATATCCAGTCCCATGCTGTTCTCCTTGGGTGAGGTGGGGCGCCATTGCTGACGCCCCGGTTGATTACCACGGCAGTTCGTCGTCGAGGACGTTCGGCTGGATCCTCTTCAGCCGACGGATCCAACTATCGAAGTGCGAGTATTTCTCGATGAGCTCCGGGCTCTTGCCGTGCACGGCCTCGTATGCGCGCAGGAAGATCGATGCATCGCAGTCCTCCTCGAGGTAGACGACGCTGCCTTGCTGGTAGCTGTAGCCCGAGAAGTCGCCGGGCATGAGACCGACCTTCTGCAACTCGGTGAACGAAACCTCGAGCCAGCCGTGGCCGGGATCGGTGTGGAACGTGAACGCCATGTCAGTTACTCCTTGCTGGGTGTGGTGGGGCGCCATTGCTGACGCCCCGGTTGAGTTACTTGTGATGCGTGAGCGCGTTGGTGGCGAGCTTCTGCATCAAGGCTGCGAGCGGGTTGACGAAGTCCGCATCGATCTCAAGATCCTCGGCCTTCGTCTTGAGCTCCTCGAGCGAGTTCACGAACTCCTTAATCCGAGCCTCTCGCACGGTCGGCAGCGCTTCGATGCGTGCCACCGCCTCGCGGAAGAAGTCCGCCGGGTCGGTGCTGAACTCCACATCCATGTCGCGCACGTACACGTATGTCGTGCTGGCGCCCTCGCTCGTGCGATACTCGAAGTCGAGGCGCGTCGTCTTCCACGCCTCGTCATCGCGCAGGACCAGCTCCGCGTGCGCGTTCACATAGCCCTTCGCTGCAAGGCGCGCTGCGATGGCGTTAAGCTGGTTCCGAATCTCTTGAACGTTCATAGCTGTCTCCGTGGGTTGAGTTACTTTCTTCACGCGCGCAACGGCTCCACCGCCGTCCGCGCGAGGAGAGGCGGAGCGACAAACCCGCTCGCAGCTGAATGCCCCGAAGCCCGAAGGGTCAAAGTTTTTTCAGAGCGGTTGGGACGCCAGCGCTGTAATAATTGGTGATCGAAGCTCGGTGGCTGAACGCAACGCCGAGACGCCCGACCTTCGATCAGGAATTGTTACAGCGCGGGCTAAGAGAGCCAAGCAGCAGTCGCTCTGGAAAAAGTTTGAGGGCTTCACGGAGAGTCGGGTTTGGTGCTACGCTGACGCGATCAAGCCGGTCGGCGCGTGGAGGCGCTGTGTGTGTGTAAGGTCTCAGCGGTGTGCAACGGGAACAGCAACGGTGCATCGAGAGCTGAGGTCTGATGCAACCTAGACTTGCGATAGTCGAGCCTCACCCGGAGGGCCGAGACCGAAGGGCTCGGTTCATGAGGCGAGCGGTGACGCGACGAAGGAGCGGCAATCGCCCAGAAATCCAACGGCATGACCCCTAAAATATCTACGAGCGCTGGCCCATCCACGCAGCCAGCAGCGCACCTGACCACGGGCCACGGTCCGAGCAGCTCGATGTCCGGCCCGCTGACCCCGCGCCTCGGGGTTACTGGAGCGGATCCGGGGCATCAATTGCACACCACCGGGGAGGGGGGACCCCCCTTTTTCCGGGCGGGTTGTTCTGCGTGCGACCTTTATTGTTAGGTCGGCAAAAAATCTCGGGTGTAATTTCATTTGACTTGTTGGTAACCCCCAAGTACCAAGGTCCGAGGTCGGGGATGACAGAGCCGAGGTCCTCGAACCACGAACCACCCGCGATTTTCCCACGATCTGAGGAGTGAGCAGAGATGGCAGTGATACCGATGAAGATGGACCCTGATTTTGCGGAGATGGAGAGCAAGGCGCTTTCGACGATTGAGTCGGATTTGCGGTTGATGGTTGCGGAGATAGAGGCTGGTGAGGCTGCGAAGGCGGATGCGGCGCGGGATGTGAAGGATTCGTATTTGGTTGCGAAGTCGAAGGGTTTTAATGTGAAGGCGCTGCGTCGGTTGAT